GTCAAAAGCACATCGGTGTCAACTTCACATCTGCTGAATTAACTATGCAGTTAGATGACTTCGCTGAGCGTGTTCTAAAACCTCGTATTAGCCAGTTAGCCTCAAGTATTGATGCTGACGTAGCTACATCTTACAAAAGCATTTATCAGTCTGTTGGTACACCAGGCACAGTTCCATCAACTTCTTTGGTCTTGTTACAAGCTCAACAGAAATTGAACGAAGCTGCTGCTGTCATGTCTCCACGTTGCGCTACTGTAAACCCTGCCGCTAACGCTGGTTTGGTTGAAGGTATGAAAGGCTTATTTAACCCAGTTGACACTATCAGCCGCCAGTTTAAAAACGGTATGATGGGTGAAGGCGTATTAGGGTATGACGAAATCAACATGAGCCAATCTATCAGTCAGCATACAACTGGTACAACTCCAACTTTACCAATCGTAGCTACTGCACCAAGCACTCAAGGCACAACATCGTTAGCAATTAGCTTTAGTTCAGGCTCACCAACTTTCAAAATTGGTGATGTGTTTACTATTGCTAACGTGTATGCTGTTAACCCACAAACCCGTCAGTCAACAGGCGCATTACAACAATTTGTTGTAACTGCTGATCTGAACATTTCTTCAACCACAACTGGTACGCTAACAGTATCACCAGCAATGTACACATCAACTAATGCCTTGGCAACAATTGATTCGTTCCCTGCTGCTAGTGCTGCTTTAACTTTCTTAGGTGGATCCGCAACAGCTTACCCACAAAACTTGATCTATCACAAAGATGCGATCACTTTTGCGACTGCTGACTTGTTATTACCACAAGGTGTAGACATGGCTTCACGTCAAGTTCACAACGGTATTTCGATGCGTATAGTACGTCAGTACGACATCAACAATGACCGTTTACCTTGCCGTATTGACGTTCTATACGGTTTCAGCGTGATCCGACCACAAATGGCTGTTCGTTTGTGGGGTTAAACCTAAATGCTCCTGTGTAGACAGGGGCTTTTTTAATATTTAAGGAGAATTATTATGGCATTACCTAATGGTGCAGGTGGTTATCAGTTTGGCGACGGTAATTTAACCGAAATTAACATGGTTACTCAACCAACCCCAACGGCTAAAACAGCAGCAGCAAGTTTAACGGCTGCCGAATTAGCAACAGGTATTATTACTTATACTGGCGCAGCAGTCGCTTTAACTGTACCTCTTGGTACAGAATTAGATACCGCATTTCCAAGTATGAAAGTAAATAGCTGTTTCGACTTTGTTATTATCAATACAGGCGCAAGTAACGCTGCTACTGTAACTGCTAATACAGGTTGTACTTTGGTTGGTGTTGCAGCAGTTGCTGCGGTCACGTCAGCTACTTGGCGTGTTCGTAAGACTGCTGATGCGACTTATGTATTCTATCGCGTAGCTGGTTAATATTAATCCCCCGCTTCGGCGGGGATTTTAAAAGGAAAAATTATGCCTAATACCCAAGCAGTTGGAGTTGCGTATAGTGACCCTGAATTTACGACTTGTTATGCAAGTCAAGAAATCGGGTATTCTACTGCAGCCCAAGGAACGGTTACGCAAGCAACCGACAAGTCAACTGGCGTGACCTTAAACAAGTCTGCTGGTCGTATCACAATGAACAACGCTGCTTTAGCAGGTGCAACAGCCGTTTCATTTATATTAACTAATAGTTCAATCTCCATCAATGACACAATCATTGTGTGCGTTTCTAGTAATACTACTGGTAGCGCTGCTGGGGCTTACACTACTTACGTTTCTTATTTAGCCGCTGGCTCTGCTTTAATTACATTGCGTAATTTAACCGCTTCAACATCGTATTCCGAAGCAGTTATTATTAACTTTGCCATTATCCACGGCGCGTCTTAAAATCAGGGGGCAGTACGCCCCCTACCGAATACGAACATGACTATATATTTAAAACATCCTGACCACGGTAGTAAAGTTGCTACGATGGAACAAGAAGCAGAATATGATGAACAAAACGGCTGGGTGCGTTATACTGACGATACGCCATCTAAAAAAGAAGTGATTGCGGCTCCTGTCAATACGTTGGAAGTAAAAAGACGTCGTAAAACTATCGAGTAAAGGGTGAGTTATGGCAATTTATACCGCCAACGATCAAATTAATGGGGCGCTACGTCTATTAGGGGTATTGGCTGAAGGTGAAACGCCGTCTGCCGCCACATCGCAAGATGCTTTAGCTGCTTTAAATCAAATGATTGATTCATGGAATACTGAGCGTCTATCAGTATTTTCTACGCAAGACCAAGTATTTAATTGGCCACCTAACGTACTAAGTAGAACGCTAGGGCCTACAGGTGACTTTGTAGGTAATCGACCTGTCCTATTAGACGATGCTACATATTTTATTGATCCTGCCAACGGTATCTCGTTTGGTATCAAGATGATTAATCAACAGCAATACGATGGTATTGCTGTTAAAACAGTCACTAGCACTTATCCGCAAGTCATATTTACCAATATGACATACCCTAATATTGAGATGTTTATATATCCTAAACCAACTAAAGTGTTGCAATGGCATTTTATTTCGGTGGAAGAGCTAACACAACCAGCTACGCTTGCAACTAATATATTGTTTCCACCAGGCTATTTAAGAGCATTTAGATACAATTTGGCGTGTGAGTTTGCTGCCGAGTTTGGTGTTGAACCAAGCCCACAAGTGTCTCGTATTGCGATGGCATCTAAACGCAACGTAAAACGTATTAACAACCCAGATGATATTATGTCATTACCGTACAGTATCGTTGGTACACGCCAACGCTACAATATATTTGCAGGGAACTACTAAGGATAAATTATGGCTACGATTGCTATTTCAGCTTTACCCGTTGCAACAGCTCAAGCTAGTGCTGATGTATTGCCAATTGTGCAAGCGTCTACTAGCACGACTAAACAACTGTCTGTAGCCAATTTGTTTACTAGCCCTGCGCTTATAACTCCAGCAATTGGTGTAGCTACAGGTACAAGTTTGGCTGTAACGGCTGCAATTACTTCTTCTGGCACAGCAGGCGTAGGTTACGCAACTGGGGCTGGCGGTGCTGTTACTCAAGCAACTAGCCGAACTACAGGCGTAACTTTAAACAAAACGACAGGCGCAATTACGTTGTTTAGCGCAGCAGGAACAACAACCGCCGCAACTTTTACGGTAACAAATAGCACCGTTGCAGCAACCGATGTAATTATTCTTAATCAAAAATCAGGTACTGATTTATATAATTTAATGGTAACGGCTGTTGCTGCGGGTAGTTTTAACATTAGTTTTAGAACTACAGGCGGCACAACTACAGAAACGCCTGTATTTAGTTTTGCGGTAATTAAAGGTGCAATTGCATAAACAATGAAAACCCCGATTTTAGGTCAATCGTATGTGGCACGGAGTGTTAACGCGGCAAACGCTCGTATGGTTAACCTTTTTCCTGAAGTTGTAACTGAAGGGGAAGAAACAGGGTTTTTACAGCGAGCGCCTGGGCTAAAGTTTTTACAAAGCATAGGTACTGGCCCTATCAGGGCATTATGGGCGCATCAAACAAATGGTTCAGACTTTTATGTAGTATCAGGGCAAGAATTCTATAAGCTAACAGGCACTACATCTACGCCTGTACTTCTAGGCGCCGTAACGGGTTCAGGCCCAGTATCTATTGCCGATAACGGCACGCAGATATTCTTAGCGTGTAACCCTGATGGTTTTATCTACAACGAAGTAACAGGCGTGTTTGCTAAGATTACAGATCCTGATTTCCCTGGCGCTGTCACCGTATCGTACTTAGATGGCTATTTTGTTTTTAACCAACCTAACAGTCAAAAAATATGGGTTACAGCGTTATTAGACGGTACATCTGTTGATCCACTAGACTTTGCTAGTGCAGAAGGTTCACCAGATGGTATTGTTGCGCTCATATCCGATCACCGTGAACTATGGGTATTCGGTACAGATTCTGTAGAAGTTTGGTATGACTCAGGCGCTGCCGACTTTCCTTTAACTCGTATTCAAGGTGCTTTTAATGAAATTGGTTGCGTTGCAGCATTTTCAGTTGCTAAATTAGACAACGGTTTATTTTGGCTAGGCACAGACGCTCGTGGTCAAGGTATTGTTTATCGTGCTAACGGCTACACAGGCGTTCGAGTTTCTACTCATGCGATTGAATGGCAAATTCAACAGTATGGCAATATATCTGATGCTGTGGCTTATACCTATCAACAAGACGGTCATGCGTTCTATGTAATTAGTTTTCCAACAGGTAACGCCACATGGGTTTATGACGTAGCTACGCAAGCATGGCATGAACGCGCAGGTTTTATTGATGGCAATTTTACAAGACACCGTAGCAATAACCAATGTAACTTTGGCGGTACGATTATTGTTGGTGATTACCAAAATGGCAATATCTATCAATTTGATTTAGAAACTTACGCCGATAACAATCAACCTCAAAAATGGTTACGATCATGGCGAGCGTTAATGCCAGGGCAAAATAACTTTAAACGTACAGCTCAACATACTTTGCAGCTCAATGCCGAAACAGGCGTTGGGTTAGAGCAATACCCAGCGTATGAGTCTGAAGATATAGCAACCGAAGATGGTAAACAAATTATTGCTGAGTTTGTACAAACTAATTTGATTACAGAAGCTGGGCTAGAATTAACTACCGAATCCAACGACGCGTTTCAACTTTTAAGTACTAACACAAGCCCTGACTATAACGGCTATATTTTAGCAACTATTGGCTATCCTGCCGCGCCTGGCTACAACCCACAAGCTATGTTGCGTTGGTCAGACGATGCAGGTCATACATGGTCTAATGAGCATTGGTCGTCAATGGGCAAAATTGGTCAATATGGTTCACGTACCTTTTGGCGTCGGCTTGGCATGACACAGAAATTGCGTGATCGTGTTTATGAAGTGTCAGGCACGGATCCAGTAAAGATAGCCATTACCAACGCTGAACTATTGCTGTCACCAACTAATGCCTGATCCAGTTAACATCACGCAGATTCCTGCGCCTAGAGTTGAGTTAATAGATCCACGTACAGGTTTAATGTCACGGGAATGGTTTAGGTTCTTTAACAACATTTATTCAATTGTAGGTGCTAACCTAGGCATTGTTCAAATACCCAATGGCGGTACAGGGCTAAGTGACTACCCGTTAAATGGTCAATTATTAATTGGCAATACGGCAGGCAAAAAATATAACTTAAATACTTTGACGGCTAGTACAGGCATTGGCGTTACTAACGGCGCAGGAACTATCGGTATTGCCAACACAGGCGTATTGTCTAACGTGGCAGGCGCAGGTATTTCAGTATCAAGCGCAACAGGCAATGTCACCGTGGCTAACACAGGTGTTTTATCTGTTACTGCTGGCACAGGTATTTCTGTAACGGCTACAACAGGCGCTATAACTGTTGCTAACACAGGTGTATTGTCATTTAGCGGGGGTTCTACAGGCTTAACACCTAATACGGCTACTACAGGCGCCGTAACGCTTGCTGGCACCCTAGACGTAGATAACGGCGGTACAGGCCAAACATCTTACACTAACGGTCAGTTATTGATTGGTAATACTACAGGGAATACCCTGACTAAAGCCACGTTGACGGCTGGTACAGGAATAGCCATTACTAATGGTACAGGTTCAATTAGCGTAGCAACTAACGGCACCGTAACAACCAATGCGCCAGTTACCAAAACGGCTGATTTTAGTGTAGCATCTACAGATACATGGTTAATAAACAATAAGACAGGCTCTACTTGCACGGTTACGTTACCGTCGCCATCGGCTAACACAGGGCGGGTTTTATATTTTATTAACTAGCAGAATCAATCATTAGTGTCAGCGTCTAGTAATGTTGTATCAAGGGCGGGTGGAGCTGCGGGTACAGCCATACTAGATAACGTAGCAGGTAATTGGGCGACCATTGTGTCAGATGGTACAAGTTGGGTAACAACGCAAGCAGCAACATACAACAACTTATTGCTAGAATAATATGCAAACAGAAATAGACAGCACGTATACTTTAGGGGTTTTGCCTAAAATGGACACTTTACACCATTTTAGCGCAGGAATGTACGCTAAAGAAACGCATATACCCGCAAACCATTGGTTAGTACAGCACGCTCATTCGTATGATCATTTATCTATATTGGCTAGTGGTAGCGTAGAATTGACCGTTAATGATAAAACGTCTATTATTCATGCACCTGCTTGCATAAATATTTGTGCAAATACGCATCATGGCGTAAAATCATTAACAGACGTTGTTTGGTATTGTATTCACGCAACAGATTGCACCGATGAAGATAAAATTGATGAAGTATTAATTGCACCTGTAGACCACAAAAAAGTCGCAGAATTAGCAATAGAATTGAATAAAGGGGAATAGTATGCCATTTTTTACAGGGGCAGCAATTTTAGGCGGCGCTTTAATAGGTGGTTTGGGGTCTAGCAGAGCCGCAAGCTCGCAAGCGCAATCAGCAGGCAAAGCTACACAAGCACAGCGAGATATTGCTGATCAACAAACTGCGCTTCAACGTGAACAGTATTTAAAACAACTTGAGCTAAACGAGCCGTTTAGACAAGCGGGTCTTACTGGTCAAAATATGTTGTTAGCGCAATTGCAAGGCCCATACGGTTCAGCTAAATTTGGCGGCGTGCCAGGTTACGATCCAGCATCTGCTATGAGAGACTTTGGTGGCGTTGCGGGTTACGACCCTGCATCTGCTATGAGAAACTTTGGTGCATCTGATTTTCAAGCAGATCCAGGCTACGCGTTCCGTTTATCCGAAGGTATGAAAGCTCTTGATCGTACAGCAGCGTCAAGAGGTGGGTTGTTGTCAGGCTCTACTCTTAAAGGAGCGCAGCGTTTTGGATCTGATTTAGCATCGCAAGAGTACGGTAATGCGTACAATCGTTTTCAAGCTAATCGTGCCACGCAATCGCAAGAATATCAAAATGCGTTTAACCGCTATCAAGCCGAACGTGCAGCAAAAGAACAAGGTTTTGGCAACGCTTTTAATCGTTTCCAAGCTGAACGAACTAACACGCTAGCGCCCTTGCAAAGTTTAGCGGGTGTAGGACAGTCCGCTACTCAACAAGCTCAACAAGCGTCACAAAACTTTGCAACAGGCGCTACTGGCTCTTTAGCTAATTATGGCAACGCTCAAGCTAGTAACATTATTGGTTCAGGTAATGCAAGAGCGTCTGGTTATGTTGGTGGAGCTAATGCGTTAAGTAGTGGTGTAGGGCAAGGATTAAACTTTTATCAAAATCAAAATTTAGTAAATCAATTACGGTACAATAATTTAGCTAACCAATACGGCGCAAATAATGTATACGGCGGCGGCGCTAACAACCCAGCTTATACGCCTCCTTCAGTAGCGCAATACGCAATGAATAACGAGTATTAAGGACTGATTATGGCAACTATTGATCCAAGTATTGCAATGGGCGTTAGACCCGTTCAAATTGAAAACCCATTAAATCAAATGGCGGCGTTGTCGCAAATTCAAAGTGGGCAAAATCAAAATGCTTTAGCTCAATATCAATTAGCTTCAGCGCAGCGTGCAGATGAGTCTACAAATATACAAAATCAATTGTATGCTAAACATTACGATCCAACAACAGGTAGAGTTAACACGCAAGGGCTATACGGCGATTTAGCTAAAAGTCCTGTTACGGCAGGATTAATTCCAAAATTACAAGCGCAAGAAGCCGAATTAAAATATAAACAAGACCAAGGTAAAAAAATAGTAAGTGAAATAAGTAAACTTAATTTTGAGACAGGCAGTAAAATATTTAGCGCAGCGCAAGATGAACTAAAACAAATAGATCCACGTAGCCCCGACGCGCCAGCGCAATATTTAGCGTATCGTAAAAGACTTTACGCTAACCCTGAATTAGCCGATTTTTTTAATAAAACGGGTTTGACTGAAGAAGCAACAAATGCGCAGGTAATGCAAGCCATAAAAACACCGCAAGGTCTTGCCGATACAATACTTAAATCAATGACTACGGCTGATCAATTTCAAAAAATTTTGCAAGACAGAGAACAGTTAAAAGTATCACAAGGTCAACTAGGTGTAGCGCAAGGTAATTTAGGCGTATCGCAACAACGATTACAATTAGAACAAAATAAAGAAAAACGTGACCTAACAATGGGCGCTATACCTGCTGGGTATCGTTTAAATAAAGATACTAATGAATTAGAAGCAATCCCTGGCGGCCCAACAACTGTAGCGTTACCACCAAAAGAAAAACAAAAACGAGAAGCAACATATCCAAAAGCAACGTCGGCTATTAAAGCCTTTGAAAATACGTCAGATGATCTTATAAAAGATCTTGCAGAATTACGAAACCACCCTGGGCTAAGTAGTATTACAGGTATTGCTGCAGGGCGTTTGCCTGGTGTTACTAAAGAAGGCAGAGCTGCACAAGCCTTATACGACAAAATTGTTGCACGCGGTGGTTTTCAAGCGTTAACAGATTTAAAAGCGGCAGGCGGCACTTTAGGCGCAGTATCGAATCAAGAAGGTACACAACTTAAAGATTCTTACGCAGCTATTAACCGTACACAAGATGCGTCGGATGTTAGAAAAGCCCTTGATCAAGCGCTTGCTAATACTCAAAGATCTAAAGACCGTGTTCGTGAAGAATACGATACAACGTATGAATATAGAAATACTGTACCAAGATCAAGCGCTGCATCGTCAGCAGCGCCAGCAGCGCCAGCAGCGCCATCTTCGGCAACAGTAAATATTAAATCTAATGCAGAATATGACGCTTTACCTTCGGGGACAATTTTTGTAGACCCTAACGGTCAACAACGGAGAAAACCATAATGGGATGGCAAGATGCACCTGTAGTGGGTACTGAACCATCTAGTAAGGCATCCGCTGGTAATGCTTGGGAATCTGCGCCTCTAGTACGTCAAAATGTTGGGTCTGAACCTAACCGAGGATTGTTAGATCAAACACTTCGTAATGCACTTGAACGTACAGGTGAATTAGCATCGTTTGGCGCAGGAGCCTATAAAGGTTTTGGCGATATTGTAATTGGTGGGCAAAGATTACTTGGTCAAGGTTTGACAGCGTTAGGCGCTAAAAACACAGGGCAATTCTTAACTGAAGATGCCATACGTCGTCAAGAATTGCAAAAACAGTTTATTAAGCCATACAAAGAATTTGCACCTGTTTCAACAGGTACAGGCGAATTTGCAGGCGAAGTTGTAGCTACGTTACCTGCTGGCGGTTTAATTGCTAAACCCGTGCAAATGTTAGGTAAAGTTGCGCCTCAAGTAGCAAGCATAACTACACCATTAGCAAAATCACTTAGTACAGCTGGATTTCAAACAGGTATAGCCCCCACAACTTTAGGCGCTAGAACAGGTAATGTTTTAGCAAAAATAGTTGGCGGTGGTACTGTTGGCGGCATATCATCCGCTTTAATTAACCCTGAAGAAACTACTACAGGCGTCGGTGTCGGTACTATTGCACCTTTTGTTGTGCCAACTGCAGCTAAATATATAGCCATAGCTGGGGGTAAATTTATTGATGCGGCTACAGGCAAACTAGCTAATGTTGAGGCAGGTAACATTGCACGTCAAGCAGCTGGTGATTCAATCAATCAGATTCGTGCAGCCAACGGTGCGGCGCCATTAGACATTAACGCAGCACAAGCAGCGTACGGTATTGACAATGACGTCTATCAAGCGTTTTTAGGGTTTGTGTCTGGCAAAGATAAGTCTAGTTACTACCGTGTTCTTAAAGATAAACAAAAAGCAGAACAATTAAATCAGTTAGCACGTCTAGCTGGTGGGCCATCCTTAACTGAAAATTTAACGTCAGTAAGCGAATTTAAAAATGCGTTAAACACTTTAATGACGCCAATTCGTGAAACTGACTTAACAGCCGCTAACCTTGCAGGTACTCTAGGCCCCAAATTACAAAGCGAAGCAAACGTATTAGGACAGGCGGCAACTAATAAAGTTGAGGATGTACGCCGTTTTGTTGCGGCGGGTGATCGAGCTGCTAATCTTGCAACACAAAATGTAGTTGAAAGAGGCTTACCAACTAGCACCGCACGCTATACCTATATAGGCGAACTAGCAGATAAAGCCGATGAAGTAGCATCAAAGGCGGCTGAAGGGTCGTTACTTTTTGGTGAAGCTGCACGGTTTAAACAAGCCGCCGCTGACAGTTTGGCTGCGTATGGCTTAAAACCTTTAACAGCTAAATCTATTTTAAGTCGTATAAACGGTATTTTGCGTAATCCTGAATTTGCAGGTAACGATGTTATTGAGGGCGCTGTTAAAGGTTTTGGTGAAGATGTTGTTAAATGGACAAACAATAATGGGGTAGTAGATGCGTTTGCGTTAGATAGTTTACGCAAAAATTCTGTTAATGCTGCCATTGAAAAATTACGTCCAGGACTAGATCAAACGGCTAAAAAGAACTTAGCTGCAAAAGTAATGGCTGACCTTAAAACCCCAATCATTAACGCCATAGAAGAAGCTGGCGGTACAGGTTATGGGCAATACTTGCGTGATTACGCCGCTAACGCTCAATTAATTGACCGACGTAAATTAGCGGGTAAAGCGTTGTCTATGTTTGAATCGTCGCCTGACGAATTTATTAAACTAGTTAAAGGCAACAATCCTGACGCAGTAGAAAAAGTCTTTGGCCCAGGCAGTTTTAATATCTTTAAAGAGATGGGCGCTGATATTAAACCTATGCAACAGATTGCTGATGAGTTAACGCGTGATATTAAAATAGCTGAACAAGCTAAAGCAGGCGCTAAAGCATTAGGGTTTGAAGATGAAAGCCTTGCTAAAAAAATACCAGGCTTTGTAGGCTATAAGACAGCCATACTTAAACAAGTTATACGAACTTTAGAGAATAAAATTAGTAGTAAAACAGTAGATGTGTTAGCAAACGCAGCTAAGTCAGGCAAAAGTATGAACGAAATTTTAAATACTTTACCTGCGGATGAGCGCGTTAAAGTTTTAAAAGCGTTTAAAGATATATCTAATGTTGCTCAATCAGGCGCGGCAAGTCTTATTACAACGCCGCCAACTAACGCATTAGCCCCTGAGCAAAAAAACCAAAACGCACTTGCAAGGTAATTATGGAAGCCGAGAACAATACACGAATTAGCGTGCATGAGGCAGTATGCGCGGAACGATATAAGCGCATCGAGGAGTTATTTAAAATTGGTGAGAAACGTATGCAACGAATCGAGTATATGTTGTATGGAATTTTAGCGTTTACATTCTTTGGCAAGGACACTTTTATGCAATTATTACAAACCGTCATTGTAAAATGATGCCAGAAGGATTCCTGATTGAAAAGCTAGCACCTGCCCTTGGTGGTTTGTTTGGGGGCTTGTCGCTTGCTATGTTCTGGACTCCTGAGAAGTTACAAGAAAAAGGTAAGGTTGCGTCTGTATTCATTGCAGGCGGAATTTCTGCAATGGCAGGGTTTGCGTTCACAGGTATAGCTGCTGAAAAATTAGACATCAACTCTGAGAAGTTAGATGTGTTAATCGGACTAGCGTGGGTGCTTGGAATGTGTAGTGTAGCGGTCATCAATTGGGTGTCTAATTACATGGTCAAGCGCGAACACATGGATATTAGTGAAGTGGCAGACGAAATTAAACATAAAAGAGCAAAGAAATGAATTTGATTCATTGGCTCATGTCTATCCTAGTAATTGAACTAATTGCAGTCTTTGTCGTAGCTTTCTTAGCGTTTTCAGGATTCTTTACAGATATGCGTATGTTATCTAAAATTGGCATATTTGTAATGACAATGGGCTTGATGGTGCAGATTATGCGTTCATTACACTATTTTGAGTTTGGCGCGTACCCTACAGATACTTTGTTTCCGTTATGGATAACTAAAGATATTGGCGCGTCTTTAATCATATTTGACTTGGCGTTGCTACATTTTAGAAAAGGTAGATAATGTTTGGAATAGATGACATTTTAAGCGTTGGTATGAAACTAGTAGATAAGTTTGTGCCTGATCCGCAAGCCAAACAAGAAGCCCAGCTAAAGCTATTAGAGATGCAAAAGAATGGCGAGTTAGCGCAATTGCAAGCCGACATGAACGAACAGCAAGAGCTAACCAAGCGCGTGCAAGCCGACATGATGTCAGACTCTTGGATGTCTAAGAACATTCGCCCTATGACCCTTGTATTCATTCTAGTAACCTACACAACCTTTGGGATGATGTCCGCATGGGATATTGAAGTAAACAACAACTATGTTGAGTTGCTAGGTCAATGGGGTATGCTCATTATGAGTTTTTACTTTGGTGGTCGTACTCTTGAGAAAATCATGGATATGAAGGGTAAAAAATGATTAACAATTGGAATAAATCTTTTGATATGGTAATCGCTCATGAAGGTGGGTTCACTAATGATGAGCGTGACCCTGGCAATAAGTTACCAGATGGTCGCAAAGGTTCTACTATGTGGGGATGTACGCAGGCCAACTGGGAGAAGTACATAGGACACGAAGTAACTCAAGATGATATGAAGGCACTAAAGAAAGAAGATGTTAAACCGTTATACAAAAGAGATTATTGGGATGCCGTTCGAGGTGATGATTTACCTGCTGGCGTGGATTACGCCGTGTTTGATTTTGCTATTAATGCTGGGCCAGCCGCTGCTCGTAGGATGATACAGAAAGCCCTTGGCGTAACTGCTGACGGCTCTATCGGCCCTGCAACCATGAAAGCAATCCAAGAAGCAGACGGTAAAGAATTGCTAGACAAGTTCAGCCACAGCAAAGAAGCGTTCTACAAGTCATTGCCGACCTTTCCAACTTACGGTAATGGATGGCTCAAGCGTGTAGCTGACGTGCAAACATCTGCGTCAACGATGTTAGCGTGACTGCTCTTTAGCCATCTGACGTGCATCAAAGCACATCTGTGCGTAGCGCTGTGGTATATCAGGGTGCCAACCACCCATAATGACATCGCAACTAACCCTTGGGCGTTCTTCTCTGCGGGTTAGTTCTGTAAAAGCAATCAGGTAAGTGCAGACAATAATGCCAAACAAACATACCAAAATAGTTATTCCATCCGTTTTCATATCACGTCTCCTAGTGAGTATTTCTTTAACAAGTGGTACTTAAACTTCCGCAACGCCATACTTTCAATTTCGCTAACTCGACTACGGGAAAGCCCTAACTCATCTGCAACTTCTTGCTGGCTCATGTGGCCTTCGTTGTTCTGTGGCACAGGCGCATATTCTTCGTAATCGTCGTCCATTAGTATGCACCTTTCTTCGGTGCGTTAATAGCATGGCAACAATACTTCTCGCCCATCTGTTTAATCATTTTTCTAGCATCTTCAATTTGCTTTTGTTGTAATAACTCGCATATATCAGGGGTAAATCGCCCTGCCCGAATCATTTGCGTGATCATATTCTTGTCGGTATTATTCATAGCTGCTCCTTATATTGATTTGTCGATAGGCATGGATGGCTGTTCGCAAATCTTGTTTTAATAATTCTATCTCATAAGTATCCTCTAAAATCCGAGAATACGCTTCTGTTGCAAATTCAACTAAATTGGCGTGTGACCAACAGGCAAAATCAGGTTCTGTCACGGTGCGGTTGCCTCTCGCATAATCTCAATACGCTCACGGCTAACCCGCAAGGTGTTGTACCTCATGTGTAATCTCTCCATAATAGATGCTCGCTTAAGGCCACGTCGCTCCTCAATTAGCATAATTAATACTTCAGACTCATTTAGTTGGTTTAGTACGGCTTGCAGCTTGCGCCAAGATAAAGGTTTCATGCTCAACTTTCTTTTGTAATTCAATAGTTTCGTTAGTAACTTTTTTTAATGCTTTAGCAGCCGCGTTGTACTGCCTCGCCCTGATTGTTTCCTCAGCCAGCGCTGCCTTCAGCTTGGCTTTGTATTGTAATAACCTTTTCATTTCTCACTCGCTTTCTTTAAATTCAGGCAATGGAAAACATTTACGACATCCTCCTAAATAAATACCATGTTTACACTTCCCGTAATAACTCATTTTTCCCTCGCTTTCTGTAATAATGCTCTAGCAAATTTATACACATCGCAGTATTCGTACGCTCGATCTTCAGTAAAAATAAAACTTGCAAGTTCTTCTATCTCCTTATCTGATATGTCACGCAACTTATAAAGTGGCGTCAATTCAAACATAGGGTTTGGTGGCATTTCTTTAAACAGCACACCATTTTCAGACATATACGCTACTGATTCAGTCATGGTTCTTCTCCTTGGTTATTTACGGCAATACGGACACTTAACCAGTATGGTCAGTATCTTGGACTTACAATGTACGCAAATATAGTTGGTCATTTTGTATTATCTTTAACCATCTTACAAACCAATCGCCATTGCTCAAGCGTTGGCAATATGTCAGGATTCATTACAAAGCAATCGTGCATAGAATGATGTGTTATTTGTTTACCACAAGTTTCGCAAGGAAACCATATTTGGTCAGTTACATAGTGTGTAGTCATTCTTCCCCCGCGTCAAATCTAAGTTTTGCATTTTTTACATAATCAGATAAATAAACTTCTTTATTTTTTGGTGCTTCATACCGTTCAAGTTCTTTGGATAGCCGATTAACTTCTAGCATCAGCCGTGCAATCGTACCCTCAGCACTCTCAAGCAAAGTAATCAACTGTTGTTCGTTCATGTCAGCTCCTCCATAGCTATTTCCGATAACGCCTTTTTATCCTTCAAGGCACTCAAAATGCGCTCCTCAATCGTTTTTGTTGTGATGAAAATGTAAACCCACATGTCATGCTTTTGACCGCTCCTATGCAGTCTACCGATGGTTTGTTCGTAATACTCTAGCGACCACGGCAGGGACACAAACACCATTTTGCATCCGCCATGCTGTAGGTTTAACCCATGCCCTGCCGATAGCGGGTGGATTAACAACAGTTCTATTTCACCTGCGTTCCAACGGGCAATCGACTGCGGATCGTTAATTGTCTGTGCGTTAGGGTACCTACGCTTGAGTTCTGCCAGCTCCTCAACGTAGTTATAAACAATAATCGTATTCGCCCGTTGATTCTCATTCAGCAGCTCATCTAACATATCAAACTTATGGGTGCTAAACCAAATAGGCATTTGAGTGACGTTCATGCGCCCAGGCGTATTGGACGCTGTTGTTTCGGTACTGTAAACAAACCCTGACGACATTTGTTGTAACTTCTGTGTAACAATGGCTGCGCTAACCGCCGTAATTTTTTCTTTACCAAACTGCACAACAAAGTCCTTCTTCATCTTCTCATAATGGCTACGGTCAGCCATATCGCAGCGCATCTCTACGATGTGTAACGGTGGTAGCTGGTCAGCGTACTCGCCAGCATCTAGCACAAACGTCGCAGGCTTAATCGTGTGCATGACTTCAGGCAGCGCACCTTTGCGTGGCGCCCACTCGCCAAAGTCTTTGTTCATTAGGATAAAATACTTTTGCATAAAAGCCCCCTTAGACCGCCCTAATAGCTGTTGGTCGATGATCTTACATTGCCCGAACACATCTTCAAGGCCGTTGCTAGTAAACGATCCTGTTAAACCCCAACGTATTTTGATGGGGTCAATGACTTTATTAAGGGCTTTGAAGCGTGCGCCCGATGGATTTTTTAACCTAGTCAGCTCATCAAACACGATGCCGTCGAAGTCCATGTCATTGGGCAAGGATTGTAAATTGTCGTAGTTAGTTACAACCACTAGCGCCTTGGACTCAAACGCTTCTTTGCGTTGCTTTGGCGTACCTACTGCAACAGCTAACTTCATAAAAGGCGCCCACTTCGGTTGCTCAACAGGCCACACGTCGGTGCAGACACGCTTGGGTGCTATGACTAGCCATCTAGTAACAACGCCGTTGTACAAACAATCGTACATGGCGCGTAGCGTAATAGCCGTCTTACCTGCACCAACAGGCGCGAGAATCATAGCACGGTCATGCTCATACAAAAAATCAGCGGCTATCTCTTGGTAGTCGCGTAACCTTAACCCACTCATCTATCTGCTCCTTAGTCCATAAACACGCATATTGTTGGGATAACCCCGTTACTTCTTCCATAAAAAATTTCTGTAGGGCAGATACTTTTCCACCCTTTGTTTTCAATTCTACAAACCACGTATCGCCATTGGGCAAGCACGCTATCTGATCTGACACGCCGCGCTGGTTAATTGACCTAAACTTATAAGTCTTTCCGCCGATTGACATGACTGCCCATTTAAAATAAGATTCAATTTCTTTTTCATTCATGTAAAAAAGTTTAACACATAATTTAAAAGTGTGGTAAAGTAGAATCTCAAATCAACTAAAGTAAAGGAAAATAAAATGGCTCAACATTCAAATATCGT